TGTTTACCATACTTGTTTTGATAAACTACAAAGAAATCAGGTATGTATATTGTAGGTTTACCGGTAAATGGATGACGATATGGAACACTGAATGATTCGCTAGCCCAATACAATACGCTTTTGTTACTATCACAGAAGGTCATAAATGTAAGTTCCCAACCACTACGATATCTAGGAGTATGTTTACCTACATATTTTGTTGGGTTCTTAGGAGTGTATATACCCTGTGCATATTTAGCCATTACAATACTACGTTTCTAGCGACATTCTGATTGGGTTGAGGTACAGTACCTATACCGTATAATGCTGTTTTACTTTTGAAACTGTTAAGATAATATGTAATAACAGTATTCATTTCTAATTTGTTGTTAAGACCTCTAATGTAGTTAAGCAAGTCTAATACAGGAACTTGTGTTTGCTGAGATATTCTAAACAGATTTACTGTGAAATTATCGGCTATTTGTTTTGTTTCGCATACTGATACAAAATATCCACGAACAATATCATACTCATTACCATTGACTACCAAGTCAAATGCGTAAAAGTCATCAAATATTCTTACTGTTGAATCAAGTTGAGTTCGTGTGTCAAGTATTCTAGCCATGTATAAATCTCCTAAAAGTATTTATACATTTAACCTTGACCAGATTGATTACCGGCATTAGCTGGGCCGATTCGTTGTGGAAATGCCAACACATTGGGAGTAGGACTGCCTGCACTTGCAACACCTGCAGGTGTTACACTAAATCCAGGATAATATGTAGTAGTTCTAACTGTACCGGGTAATGCTTGCTGTGTTGCTTGTGTTAATATACCGTTGATATCTGATTTTGCCACTTGTTTTAGATTTGAATTTTTAAATGTGTTATATGATGTACCGGCAATTTGAATAGCACCTAAAATGTTACCATCACTTAATGCTTGGGTGAATCCACCGGCTGCATCTACTAAACCACCTTGACCTAAAATTGTTTGATTTGAACCCAAACGTGATATAGGACTTAGGGTTCTATCATAATTAGCATCTAAGCCAAATCCTGGTACAGTGTTACTAGGAGTGCGTCCATCCATTGCTCCCTCAGCATATTGAACAGTTTCATAATCAATAGTCATTGTATTAGTCATCGTACCATTGCCTGTACTATAATCATATGTATCGTGGCTAAATTTTGTAAGTATAGGATTTATTAATGTGTATAACACAAAGTTGTGTTGATTAAACCCATATATTTGTATGTTTTTAAAGAAAGGTATTTTACTAACACCCTGTGAAGAATTGCTTAATGTTTGTGATGGGGCTGATGTATCACCTATATATCCCCAGTCCGCATCACCGGCTATTGAGTTATTATATATATTGCGTGAATTATAATCAGCAGCCAGATTTAACGGTGTATTAGTTGGTAATTGCGGACCCACACGACCTGCTGTTATCGAAACTGGTTTAGTTGAATCTTTATAATAATAGGTATAATAGTTATACCACATATTACGAACGCTATTTCCGTTATCATCATGGAATGCAATGTCTATAGGATCATATTTAATTTTAGTTTGAACAATACGTTTACGATTGTATTGATTCATAACGTGTGTGTCAAAACTATATGAAGGTAGTTTCACTGTCTTAACCGCTAATCCAAAGTTTGTTCCAGTCGCAAGTCCAACTGAATAAACTGCAGGATTTATTTCAAAATATACATGGAATAAGAATTTAAGTTTAGGTGCATACTGATATGCATTTGGTCTAAAAGTCTTAGCGGCGTGAGTATAATCACGCAGGTAGTCGTTGCCGAAGAATCCTCCGGCAGCGTCCTTAAGTAAATTTTGAAAAAATCCAGACATGGATTAAAATGTCAATTAACCTTGACCAGCACCGATACCAGTAACAATAGAGCCACCTAAGATTCGACCGATGTTTGTACCAACACCAGAAGTCAATGGAGACTGAATAGCATTATCGTAGCGTATTGTCAATGCAATTGTTGCAATTTCATTTGAACCATAATTTAATGCACCATAGTTAGCTGTCTTTAAATAGCAACCATAGGTTTCCCAAGTCTCTAGTATTTGGGGAACAGCAGTACCATTACCACCGTCTAAGATTTCAATGTTTGTTTGGAACTTGTAATCTTGACCTGTTGCGGCTGATGCTTGCTCTACCATGTCTAATTGTTTCTGAACTTGTTGACCAACTAATTTAGAAACACTACCTGAGGCATCATCTCTTAAATTAACTGTTAACTCATTCCAACTATGTCTGCCTGCCAAATACAATGTTGAGTTGTAAATTGGTAAAGTAATTTCTTCAAAACTGATTTGTGGTCTATTGATATCCATTACTTGTTTTGTTAGTTCAACTGTAGCTCCAACACCAAAATTCAGAAAGGTAACTCTGAAACGATATTGTAGTTTAGGCATCAATAAGCCCTGGTTTCCACCTGCGTTATCTGACGCTACGGTCATGTTGAACAATGATTGTGAGGCTGTTGCCATTTTTTAATCTCCTGTATCTTTATTTATCTTTAAGATGATACCCCTTTCGGGGGCATCATTTATACACCTGATATTTCACCTGTGTTTAGAACACGAACCGGGATGTAGATGAATTCAGCCGCTTTTACTGGCTCAATCGCAACGTCTACCCATAATTCATTTCTATCTATTCTTGCCGGGGTATTATTACTATCATCGCACTGAACGAGATAATCATAGATACCGCGTTTAGCGACTAGATCAACCATCAATGTTTGAATAACACCAGCAATACTATTACGTGTTAATGTATCATTAGGTTCGAATACGAACGGTCTAGCTGCCAATGTTAGTTGACGGCGAATGTAGTTAACTAATCGTGCAACGTTAGTTCTGTCCAATGCACTTTGTGAATTGAAACTGTTTTTGTTGCCATAGTTCAACAAGCCAACACCAGTGAAGAACACTAATGGATTGATTTGATTGATATACAATACATCACGAATTCCTAAACGTGTCTTGATTGCTACAAATTCACCAGTAGTACGATCCAAATAACCAATGTTTAATGCATTATCAATATTACCACGACGAGTACCGGCTGCCGCTAACCAAGGGAAAGCAATTGTGTCATTACGTAAGAATGTACGTAACATCATATGTGATGCTGGAACAACAACTTCGTTACCTTGTAAGTCATTTGTAATACCACTTGGGTAGAATAGACCCAAGTAAGTGTTACGTGTAACTAAACCAGTCTCACCGGTTGATGTTGCACCTGCGTCATTGTTAGCCCAAGCTTGAATATCAGTAGCACTATCAGTAAGACCTAATGGTGTATCACCGATAATGTAACCTGTCTCCCCACGATCCGCATTCAATACAACCATGTTAGGTTGTAGTTCTGGATAGTTAGGAGTAGCCATCAAGTTAAAGTAGTTATCTTCATCACGAATGTCTGTGTTAGTATCAATTGCTGAACGCAATGCTTGAACAACCATAGCACGTTGTGCCGCACGTCCCATATAAGGAGCACCACTTGCAGTATTACCACTTACTGTTACCCAAGATGCTGTCTCTGTTGGGTAGCTACCTTCATCAGGGAAGTTAGCTGGAGTAAGGTAGTTACTACGATACTGTTTAACATTATAACCTGAACGGCGTGTGTTGAATAACAACATACCTTGTGGATATAGTGTTGGATTAGGAGCATCTAAATCTAAATAATCACTTGTTAACAAACTAACGATTGTTGGAATCGGATCATCAGTAATACTTGTAGTACCATTTGTTGCCCAACGTGCGTCTTGGAATAGAACACCCGTTGAACCTGTTTGGTCAGTATTATTAATCAATACCCATGTATTTTCACCGTTGACTGCTTGCCAACGACTGATTACTGGATATAATTCTAAATTACTTGTATCAATCCACAAGTCACCATATGCTAATGCAGTACCATCACTTTGTGTTGTAGGTGCAGTAGCACTAATGATAGGACCATTTGGATCAGTTGTATTTGTTCCGGTTGAAGATGGTGCACCAGTTGTATCATAATTAGTATTCCCATAGCCAATCCATGCGCCACCTTTTTGAACCATAATATCAACTTGGTCAACAACAGACCAGAACCAGTTAGTATTATTAGCAGGTTCAGTTACTGGAGCACCTTCGTTTGCAGTATAAGTAAATTCAACCCAGTTACTTAACTGAGTTCTATATTCTATAGGAGGGTTACCTGATACATATGTTACTGCTGTTACTGCACCTGCTGAAACGGCCGTAACTTGAACAACTAAATCGTTAGTCGGTGTTGTACCGCCAAATACTGTACCAGCAATTGTTACAGTATCTCCTACTGCATATCCACTTCCTCCTGCAGTTACACCATCACCATTTAATAAATAAACGCCGTATGCTGATTGTGCTTGGAATGTTGCGGCTGAACCACTACCATCAGTAGAAGTTTGTGCTATACCAGTAGAACTTACAAATACACTTGGACCAAACTTAACACCAGTTGTTGTTCCTATAATAAAACCAGCCTCTGTGATTAAACCATTACTTGAACCATCTGATACAAATGATGAATTTACGTAATCAGTCATAACAATTTCACCACCTTCAGTGTGAGTTAACTGAATAGAACCTTCTGTTGTTACTGTTGCTGTTGTGTATGGAATGCCAGCGGCGTACCAAGCTGTTACAAAATCTGTAGCGTCACTGTTGTCGGCTAAAGTAAAATTATATGCTGAACTTAATGAACTGCTCCCAGGAACACTTACAAAAACTTGCATATAATATGGGCCGGCTGTGAAATCAGGAGCTGTGTTACTACCTGTTACAACAGTAGGACCGGTTGCAATTCTCTCCCAAAAATATACGGGTGATGTTGTAGAAGAACCGTTGAAATTATATTGACCATAGATTGTTCCTGCAGGAATAGCTTGTCCACCTGTTGCATCTAACACTGAAGTCACCGCCCAGTCTGCGGTAGCCAATGATATATTTTTTGCAATGAATGATGCTGTGGCTGTACTATATCTGGACATTACTGGTGTCAATCCATTGCCGGCTGCTCCTACCTTAATCCAGACACTACCTGTTGGACGAGGTTGTGATTGACTGCTTGTCCACAATGGCATTTGAGCACTTGTTCCATATGCGACTAGAGTGGTATAATAAGTATCTGCCAAAATACCTAATGCAGAGAATGAACCTGTTCCACTAATCTCTAGACTAGCGTTTGCTGTACCAACACTTGCTGATAGGTATTGGTCAGTAAATATACATAACTTACCACTTCTAACTTCTGCTGATAGATATGTCCATCCTAGATTATTAATTGCAGTTGCAATGTCAGATACACTATCACCTGATGTAATAGTGATAGTAGCAGAGAATAAACCACTCATACCAATAACAAGTGTTCCGCCTGCTGAGATGGTTGGGTTAGAAACAGTTGATGTAATTGCAGGAATATCGTTTTTCCAATCAGAACTACCCAAGATTACCCATACATTATTAGTTGTTTTATAATAATATGTTCGTTCCGCACCCGATGGATTAGTTGTTACTTGTAATGCATTAACTGCATAATCACCAATAGCACCAATGCTTGCTAGAGGAACACCACCGGATAAATTAGTACTATCTGTGATAACAATAGGTGATTGTAATGCAAACTGACCAGTTGTTGCATTAAATTCATAGATACCCCAAGTACTTGTAGTACTATCTAACCAATATGTACCATCTGCTGGTGCGCCAGTTGGGCGACCTGTTTGACCTACTAAACTTGCTAAGTCAATGTCGCAACGTAGTACGTAGCAACGATTTGTAACTCCTAGCAATGAGTATGCCGCTAACAAACCATATTCGTTCAATTCGTAACCTTGAATTGGTGTACCGTTTGTCGTTGTATAGAAGAACGGTGTACCATATAAGTTTACTAAATCACGTTGACTTGTTACTTGATATAATTTATTTGCGTTAGCTGCCGTAGTAGCTACTGCTACCCCTGTACCGCTAGCGTTTGCTTTATTTTGTGCTGTTGCTAATAGAACGAGCGGAACTGAGCCTGTTGCGGCTGGTAAGTATTGACTTTCGTCGGTGATCGTTACTTCTACGCCTGGAGATGTTAATGCCATTTTATTTTTCCTTTATGTAAAATTATGAGGTTTACTACCTAAAT